TGAGCCACCACCCCACAGCAACATTGCTACAAGACCACCAGTAATTTCGTCACCCTCAACGGCATCTAAATCGCTCATATGTCGTGCAATCCATGCACCAATTTTGCGCCACTTTTGTTCTGTGACAACACCTGAAACCATTTTGCGTGCATCCTCAACCGTTTGTGGTTGTAATCCATCACCACTAAAACCTTCCTCATGCAATCTCAATCCTCTTTTGGCGTTCTCACGCATAAAGGCAGGTGGCTTCAAGTTGATAGCACGCAAACTATTTTCTATTGGTTCATCTGCCATATCAAGTTCGTATGGATCAACGACTTCAATACCTAATTGTGTATATGCGTCACGGGCAGCAGAATCATTATCTATCGCTTTGTCAATGGTTTTTCCGTCAGCAATCAATTCCTCTGCCACACTCTTTTTATATTCTGCGTTATCAAGTGCTTCATCTTGCTTCATAATTAAACGGTCATATTGAACGCCAGCATCCAACAGCGCAGCAACAGTTGCTTCACGATCTGTTTCTAGTCTGCCTGTAACAATGACTACCAAGTATTCAGGGTAATCGTTGTTCACATAGTCAATAACTTTTTGTATTGGCTGCACACCATTTTGAAGCAGGGTGTCATCAATATCGACAATCAAGACTTCCTCTGCACCACCAATACGCACTTCACCTAATGGTTCAAGATTTTCTGCGAGTGATAACGCCACCATTTGATCTATGGCATCTTGTTTTGTTGTATGACAAGTAATTGTTTCTGTGATGTTGCCATAACTTTTTACTGTTGCCCAAGTAGAACAATCAGGTTGCGTAGCAGATATTCCGTATGGCATAAATCAATCTACATCTGGTGTTAGCAAACGAACATTCGTTGTGCCTGTGTTGGTAATGCCGTAAAGAGTTTCACCAAATGGAACTTGAATCGTTATCGTTTGGTTATTTGGCAGATGCAAACCACTTGTTGTCGTAACTGCACTATCACCAAGATATGTGCTTCCACTTGTTGAGTGCAAATAGCAGGTACGAGGCAAGTTATCTGCTGCAACAATTAATGTTGGTGAAGTAGTTACTGTGACCGATACGGATTTCATGGCTTACCTCACTGGTGGTTTCGGATCTGTACCCAATGTTGGAAGTTCTCCACCCTCAATACCTGCAATCGCAGTTCCAGCCAAGCCCATAACAAACTGATCGCCACCTTCATACGGTTCATAGTTTTCTATTTCACGAGCTTCGTTCGGTGTCATCGTTCCCGACATGATTTGTATTTGCTGCGCCTTGACACGGGTTGTGAGATCAGCACGCAAGAACTCATCAGCATTAAACTTGATGTATGTATCTATGGGCAGTCTGCTCGAAATAGATTCTTCTAAACGGCGCACCCATCCAAGCAAAGTATATTTGTAAAACGCTGAACCTAACGCCTCCAAGTTTTGGTAGGTCTGCGAATCGCCACCAGTACCAATGATCAAATGCAACGGGATACGGTAAACACGGGCGATGTCACGAATGATTGACTCTTTATGTTCCAACATTTGCATATCGGCTGCACTTGTTGTTACTGAACGCCATTTCAATCCACCTTGAAGTACGGCAGGTTTGCGATGTTTGTAGTGTGCTTCTTCCCAATTATCACGAATCTGTTTCGCTTGTTCAGGGGTTATTGATTGATCTGTTTCCAATACTGATGATGGTGTTGCGCCTTCACCGTAAAACTGTGACAAGAACCTATCCATTGCAAGACCCATGCCGATTGTGTTGCGCATAGTTTCTAAAGGTGACAAACCTTTTTTGTAGTTCGGCAGAATCATCCAATGAATAGCAATGATGTCATCAGATGAAAATTGTTCTTTACCTATTTGATAAAAAGTTTCGCTTGTATCTGTGTCAGTTATATTTTTGATTGCGTTGGGATGGATGTTGCGCATTTCTACAGGGAAACCGTTTGAACCTCTTGGTGCATAAATGTATGCGTTGCCATGAATGGTGAGGGTAAGCATTGTTTGATGAATAAAATCAAACATTGTTTGTCTGTCATTCGGTTTCAGCAACACAGATGGTGTTGGCACATTCTCAATTTTTCCACCACGATTACGCACCACCTCAATCGGCATAGACGCAACCGAATCAGCAAGGATACTTACAGCAGCAAGAACTGCGCTGTGTGCGAACGCTGATGTTTCGGTAACGATTTCGCCTGACCAGTTATTGAAAAATGGGCGTGCAGTTATCTGGTATGGGTCAATGCTTGTAGGCAAAGCACGCTGTTCAGTCCGTTTCCATAAACTCATGCTGCCAAGCCTCCACCGATAACCATAAGAACGCCTGCAACAATAACACTAACGGGAACATTGAAACAGCCGATCCCGACAACAATCAAAATGCCACCCACGATTTCTATTGCTGTTGTAATCATTTCTTTTTTGTTCATGTCCAAATGTCCAATACTGTTGGTGTTGCTTGTGTTTGTGGTTTGCTTGTCGCTCGATCTAATGCCATAACCATAGCAATACAGGCATCTATCTTGCGCCTAGATTTGCCTTTAGATAAACGCCAACCTGTGTCAGTCATTCTTTGCGCTGCTGAAAGAACTTGATCTGTGAAAGTTGGTGAACCATCGTGAACAACTTTTTTGTTAATAATCATTTCGTAGGCGTTACCGCACGCAGGGATCATTCGTGCTGCTGATTGCCCAAACTCCACCATGTTCAGTCCGTCATCAGACAAGGCTTCTGCTGATCGTTGAAAGAACGCAGGGTCATAAGCGAACTCTCGTACCGTATAAGTGTTATGTAGTTCACGCAAATACAATTCAACATCAATAACATCTACGCCTTCAAGTTCGGGTTGCCAAATCTTTGCGTCCATCACATAAACTTGATCTTGTTGCTGCACCGTCACTACGGCAATCGTGTCGTGGCGTAACGCCATATCGATTCCCACGAATACTGGTAACTCTGTATCGAGTTTATGTGTTGTTGATACACATTGTTCCCACGAACCTACAGGTAGCCACGATTCTTGTGAGCGTACCCATTGATTTAATCTCCAACGGCGCATACCCATTTCTGAAGTTTGTTTAACAGCTACAGCCAAATCATCAGGATCAAGTAAGCCTTCAGCCAAGTTCGGGTTTGCTATGCGCCACGCTTTACGGTCATCAATCTGGCAATCCTCTGGTGCTTCCCACCACCAAAAACCAAACTGATCATCATCAACTTCACCTGAAGCAACTTGTTTGCCGTACTGATACAACTTACCTGCCAAACTTTCTAAGTCATATCCTGCTGTAGTGATACTTACTGTCAATGGTTCTATGCGTGCGCCAGAACCCAAAGTCATCTGATCGTAAAGATCACTATTGTTTTGCCCCCATAATTCATCAAACAAAACGAGTGAAGGATTTAATCCTGCTTGCCCTTTGAAGTCTGATGACAGAACACGAAACACAGAACCGAAACGAGGCATCTCAATCGCATCCCGATACACCTTTGATTCAGCAGCAAGTAACGGACTGTTCACTATTTGTTGTTTTGCTTCATTAAAAATAATTCGTGCTTGCTGTCTGTCGTTCGCCACCGCATAAACTTCCGAACCTGATTCACCAGCAATCATTCCGTACACACCAACAGCAGACATCATCAAACTCTTGCCTTGCTTGCGTGGCAAACCTATAAGAGCACGCCGATAACGCAACCTGCCTGTTACATCATTGCGCTCATACAAACAGCGCAACAACCACTTCTGCCAGTTAGTGAACATCAACGGTTCACCTGAACGGAAACCCTTTAGAACATTGAAATAGTTTTCAGCAAACGAAATGATTTCATCGCCATCTGTGCTGATGTTTTTTCTTGGCGTATAGAACGCAGGTTTCCATTTAGCGTTGGGCTGAACGCTTTTCGGCAATGCGTTTGTGGAGATCGCTGAACTCATGCTTTGTAACTTCTCCCGTTCCTAACATCCCTCGCTCTGACGGTGTGAATCCTATCTGACCTAAAAGCGTAATGATCTGGCGATCAACTTCACGCAGCGCACGCCTCTCACGCCACAACGATTGATCAGCCTGCAACATAATGCGCAGCCGTGTTCGTTCCTCAGTTGCCTCACACAACATCAACACCAACTCTGTGTCCATATTCTGTTTCAACCAGCCTGCACCAGATTGCCAAACCTGATTCCACAAGCGAACGCCACCAGCACCCAACGGGCGGTGCGGTTCAGGAATGTGAGATGAAGGCAAGCCAATGATTTCAGCGTTCTGCACTTCAGGCAGTTTTCTCCCTGACGGATTACCAATGCGCTGTTTGCGTTCAACAGGTTTCCTGTTATGACCGCCGCTACCTTTACCGCCCATGTTGAATCATTCCTTGTATTTTCATCAGGCACACAGTGTTACATAAAACAAATGGGGTGCGCTTCCCCGATCAGTAGGAAGCACACCCCACAGGGGGATCATTATCTTAGGCAGCCAATGTGACTTCAGAACAGACCTGCAAAATATGTTTGCAAACAGCCTTCCTAAAAGTGTGATGTGGGCAAGAGCAAGACCACTCTGAACCGTTCTCCACAACAGCATAA